AAGCTCAGGTTTTGCCATGCCTGCAGGTAGACATTGGATAACATCGCTTCCGATGTTTCTTTGATCACCACTTAGGTTGTTTGAAATTTTAAACTCCATAGAATCAATAAGCCAATAGCTAGAAGTTGTAAGAGCGTTAGTTGTTTCAATGCTCAAGCGTCCGTTTACAAAAGAAAGAGGCTCTTGAGTGAGAGTCGTAAGAACCGAAGAAACATCATTTGTTGTGATTGTAGAATTTTTTCCGATCATTCCTACAGAGCAAATTAGGGCTTCATCAAGCTCTGCCTTAATGGTGAGTTCATTCACCTTAAGGCCAGTGTACTCAAAAATCTTGCCGTCCGTGGCTTGACCTTTGCGCATATTAGCAGAAAGGCTTGAATAGGTCGCTGCAAAATTAGCAATGTCGATTTGATGGGTAAAAGCCAACCCTCCAATGGTTTCTCCTGTCGCCGTAGCGGATGTTACAGGCCCCCCTCCAAAAGCATTTTGCAATAAATAATTACAAGCTGGGTTTTTTGGTGAGAAATAAAACTCCGCTTCACCCTCAACCGTTTTACCTAGCTGTATAGAATTTGAATTTGTTCTTGAAGTTTGGATCTCTTCTAAGACCTTCACTTCTTTTGTTGTCTTGAGACTTGCAGACAGAAAGTTTATGCCAGCTGTGCAAGTAGCATAAGTTCCATAAGTGATTTCTCTTCCAAAAGCTAGGTAGCTTAAATTTCCTACTAGGCATCCTTGACCTACTGGCATAAATCCTCCTTAAACAGTTTTTAAATAATTAAAATAATGATCTCTTGCAATTTCTCCAATTGTCTTCTCAAGATCGTTTTTCATTTTCATAATTTTTCTAAGCTCCACTACTGAGTCTCTTACTATAGAGCTATCTTTTTTCTTGTAAGAATAATTCATTTGTTCTTTTAAATCACCGAATCGCACTCCGGAAAGAATAGTTTCTTTAGAACAACAAACGACATTTAATTTAAAATTAGTAATATAAGTTCTTAACCACTCTTCAGAGAAAGCAAGATTTCCGGAGCTGTAAGCAAAAGAAGCGTTGTGATTAATTAAATACATGTGCTTCATGTAATCAGCTTTCAAATCACCAGATTCATCGAATGCGTAATACTTGCCGTCGTGTCTCCAAGAGTAGTCATATCCAATGAGCAAGATTTTATCGTATCCGAAAAAGTTTCTTTTAAAATCATTTTCACATTGTGTAAGCATCACAACTTGAGCATTAGAAACATTTGTCGCAGCTGCAATGATGTTTTGGCATCCTGAAAGCTTTGCAAATTCTAGCTCTGATTGAATGATATCTTTATTAATGAAGAAATAGATTTTTTTCCATTCTATTCCCTCGGTCCACTTTGGATTGGCGCACACGTTGATTAAAAGAATAGTGTTTTTTAATTTTTCTTTCCATTTTAGAAGGTATTTATCATAGTCCACATTTGCATCACAGACCATGCAATAAGTCGGCTCAATACCATTGTCTAGAAGGTGACCTAGACTTTTATCACAACAAAGAATGTCAACTTTATCCTTATTCTCTTTTATAATTTTGATGTTTTCTTCTAGGGAATATCCATTAGCGCATGATAGAATTGCTTTTCCAATCCCAGTGTTTTCAAGATCTAAGAGAGAGTTCATTTTAAACTTAGAATGAATCTTTGCATGCTCACGCCATTGAGGAGCCCATTGTCCATAAGCAGCTTTAGATTGTTTCATGACTTGATTAGTGTCCAAAGTTTCTCCTAATAAAAAACAATACCGTTTAGTGTTAATATGCCAGCTCGCATGTGAGTCTCTTCTTCTAGTTGAATCGAATAATATTTAGTCGAGGCAAAATCTTGCCAGGTGACTTTTGTATTTAGATTTTCATTTCCACGTAATGCAAGCTCCACGTTTTCCATTAAATAATTAATGTCATTGTCTGCCGGATCTTCGGTGAATACTTTATAATTTTGATTGAATACAAAACCGATCACTTCAATTGTGATTTCTGATTTTCTTTTTATTGATAGCTGATCTTTGGCAATATCAGAGCTAGTCTTAGACTTTTCAATCACGTGACAAGTGACACAAGGAAAAATACTTGCTTGCATTGGGATCTTTTCGGGATGAATAGTTAAGACCTTTTGAACCTTAGTTGTCATGTCTTGCGAAAGATAAACAGGTGAAGCAGTAGTAGTTAGATTTGCAGCATCTAAGATTGATTTGATATTATCTTTTATTCCTTTAAGGTCTACACGTGCTGCCATTAAATGTCCTTTTCAATCATAAACTTTAAAGTCTCTTCTGAAATTCTGTCCATAGCTTTTCCAGAAAGCCACATGAACTCTCTTTGAGGCAGTATGTCGCCACCTTCATTATGAGCGAAGGCATAAGAAAAACCTGATTTTGTTTTTGCATTGTTATACCATAGAATGCCGCTTGAATTTTTTTTCCAGTTAGTAGGTTTAAAAGCATTCTTCATGCGTCCAGTCGCTTGAAGAATTTGCCCTGGCTTTCTTGGAGGTTTTGGAATGTCTTTTTTCTTCATGTCTTTAGTTTCGAATCTTATCCTTCTGCCGTTCACATATCGAAAGAAAGCTTTGCCTGCGATTACGTCTTGATAAGATTGAGACCATTGCTTCCACTTGCCTGTAGGTCCGCTTTCAGCTTCGAAGTGCTTCATCACATCCGAAAAAACAATAGCAGAAAGAAGGCCTACGTATTCATTCTTGCCGTTTTTAATATCCTTAGTTTTCTTGTCTAGGTTTTTTATGAAGTCTCTGACAACTTTATCGTCAAGAACAGCTTCGAAAGACATTATGACCTCTCAGACTGAATATCTGAAAGCTTATCAGAATCAATTTTCCAAGCAAGCTCATCGTCTTCATTGAAAGTAGGTGCATAATCTTTTGTAGTGGACAAAACTTGATAAGCGCTATCGCTAGCCTCGTTTATAGAGTCACCATTAGCGTCTAAAAGATCTGCCTTGTAATCAGCTATGAGTTTTAAATTATCGATTACAGGCTCAATGAGTGCTTTTCCTCTGCCCATTGATTCTGTTCCGCCTCTCGACATTCTTTGATACATATAGCCTTCTGTGAGAGTCTCGGCAAGAGTCGTGATCATTGGTGGCACTGAAGCGCTTGAAGTGTAAAAAGATCCAATGTCATAGCGCTTAGAGAGATATTTATTAATTTCGTTTTCAGCATGAGTTATTAGTTTTGAGCATAATGCAGTCGTGGCAGTATCAAACTGAGTGCCTACCATTAGAATTTCTAAACTAGAAGTCGTCGCATATACGCCCATAAATTCACTTCATTTCTGATCGTAAAGAATCAATATGGATTTTAAGTTCATACTCATTTACAAATTTATTTTCTTTGATCCATTCCTTCATCATGACCTTGAATTGTTCACCCAATCTTTTTTTGTCTCCAATGTACTCTGAATAAACATTGGTTTTTGTCACTTTTATTTTAAGGACTTTGTTTTCTTTCACAGTGAACAGTTCAATAACTTCTGCTTTTTCTTTTTTGACTCGGGCTTGTTTTTTCTTGTGCTCAATAAACGGAGTCCCGACTTCAATAGATTGATCCCTCTTTTTTTTGGAAGACATCATTTCTTCTAGCAGATCTTTTTCAGACATAAATTTCCTTTAGTAAAAAGGCCACCAAAGAAGGTGTGAGAACTTCTTTGGTGGCACAACAAACAAATGCGAACGACAGTCTTAAACTATTCCGTTGATTAAATATCCTGTCAAGCTTGCTACAACTTTAGGAACAAATTTATATTCGACTTCGATTGCGTTAGCTTTTCTTTCGTCCACTCTCCATTTTCGAACAGGAGCTTGAGACTTCATGAAAGTATATCCGCAAGAAGGCGTTTTAAGTCCTGGACTAGAAGGCTTCCATCCTAGAAAGCTCATAGAGCCATAAAAGTTAGCAAGAACAGAAGTCGCACCTTCTGCAGAAGTATCTTTAACAGCGTTAGGAACTAAAAGTTCACCAACACCAATTAAAGAAGCAATCATATTCTGACTGATTTCTGTGCTAGTGTACTTCACACGATCTAATACAGATACGTGATTCTTTACTGCTACAAAACCGTCACGAGGTAGAATTGCAAAATTTGGAGCGTAGCCAGAATTTGCAATAATAGTCGAGGCGCCAGTGTCATAGTAAGGAATTGGGTTTGTAGTAGTGGTGTTTGAAGACCATGCTGCAGCGAGAGAAACATTCAAAGACCATGATGTAGTGGTGAAAAGTTTCGCAACGCTGTCTTCGATTCTTCTCATGATAGCATCGGTCAAGTTTTCAGTGGTGTCTACATCAAGAGATCCTTGATCATAGTTGTCTGCTTCATCGTCGCCTACATAATCTTTTAAAGCATGAGCTTCTAAAACGTAAGAAGAAGAAGAAACATCAAATTGAAATTCTCTTGCTACTCCTTTGATCGCTCTTTTGGTTTCGGGGATTCTAAAATTTCTTTCATATACCCGATAAAGATCGCTTTCTTTTACTACAGGCACTTTTGGAAATACTTTATCCCAAATATATTCTGCGTTTGAGTATTTTAAAGAAACATTACTTAGTAACTGATTAACATGTAATTGATTTACTTGTGGCATTTTTTATCCTTTCTTTATCAAGGTATTGATTTGAAGTGAGGTCCAATTAATACATCCGCAATTGTTCCGGTCGCTGCGACTGTCGCACCGATAAGAACACCTACAACATAAGATCCCGCAGTCGTGTCAACGTGAGGGACTCCACGACCTGAAGAATCGGCAGCTACCATATTTCCACTTGTAACAGTGTCATTGAAATATAGTTTTTGAATGCCAGAAAATGCGACTGGGATTGAGCTAGTAGTATCTAAAACAGAATCTACTGTGATACCGATTGGGCGCTCAGTAGCAGCAGCAGGCACTTTTACTGTGCTTCCTGTTCCTGTAGTGCAAGTAACAATTCGATATGCTGCAATTGTTGATGCGACTTTCATTGAGATAGGTGCAATGTGACTCATAAATTATCCTTTCTTAAGTTTCTTTTAAAATTTGTTTTGCAGCGGCTCCAAAAGAGACGTTATTTTCTACTGCATATTTATTAATTTTTTCGATTTTTTCAGACTCAGAATTTTTAGCTTCTTTATTTCCTTGCTCTGAATTTTCTTCGAAATTAACAGAGAAGGCTTTTTTGAAAAGGCTTAAAGTTTCCTTTAAAAGCTCATCCTTAGAAACTATAACTTCTTTATCTTGTTTTTTAATTGAAAATTCTTTCTTCTCAGTGCTCAACAAATCTAGAACGTATTCTTTCATTGAAGGACATGCTAGTTTTTCAGATACAAGAGAGGTGAAGAAGGCCTCATCTTTTGCAATCTTTGCTTGAGCTTGTAACTCAAGTTCTTTCTTCTCAGCTTCAATTTTGAATTGTTTTAAATCGGCAAGCTCTTTATCTTTTGCTTCTAGATCAAGAGAGAATTTTTTCAATTCTTGTTCTTTAGCATCAAGAGCTAGTTTTGCTTGCTCTGCTTCTAATTCGAGTTTTATTTCTAACTCTGTTTTCATAGATTCCTTTCTATCGTATTTTTTTAATTCAAATTCTTTGATACAATCATTATAAATCCTAGGCGCGTTTTCACCTAATGATTTGTAATAAGCTAATATGTCATTAAGATTCATTACTGCGGGCGTATCTGCACCAAGGAGTGCAATACCTGAAAGAAGCTTGGAATAAGTCTCTTCACCAATGCCTAGATTAAAATAGATTTCAGCTGATACTTTCCTATAACTTCTTGCTTGGATGAGTTCATAGATTTTTTTTGGGATGTTGCAAAAGTCTGCCACGAGTTTATCACCTAAGACATAAAGATTTTTTACCCAACCAATAGCAGGCATGCCGTCCTC